TCCTTGAAACAACTGAGGATGGATTAGCCCCTGATCTAACGGTCGTAGTAGAAGACCCCGAGGCTGTAGAAGTCGAAATGGACGATGGGTCAGTTGTAATTGAGTTTGATGACACCCCTGAAACGGATGGAGATGTCTCACATGACTTTAACCTAGCCGAATACATTGAAGATGCCGACCTCGAGGAAATAGCAAACGAATTAATAGAACATTTTTCATCCGATAGGGAGTCTCGTGGTGAATGGGCTAGTGCCTATATTAAGGGTATGGACCTTTTAGGGATGAAAGTGGAGGAGCGTACAGAGCCGTGGAACGGTGCTTCTGGAGTCTACCACCCTATGATGACTGAAGCAGTAGTTAAATTCCAAGCCCAAGCTATGAGCGAACTTATGCCTGCATCAGGCCCAGTACGTAGTAAGATTATGGGCAAACTAACAACTGAGAAGTTTGAGCAGGCACAACGTGTCGAGACTGAACTTAACTACCTCATTACTGAGAAAATGCCTGATTATCGGGACGAAATGGAGCAAATGCTCTTTAAATTACCTATGGCGGGCTCTGCGTTTAAGAAAATATACTTTGATCCTCTTACAGAACGTCCAGTATCCCAGTTTGTACCCGCAGAAGACCTAGTAGTCGCTTACGGTGCGTCTAACTTACGTACAGCCCCGCGGTTTACACACGTTATGAAGAAGACACCAGAAGAAGTACTCAAGCTACAGGTAAATGGGTTCTACCGAGACATAGAGCTACCTGCAGCTACTAGAGATGTTACTGACATTGAAGAGAAGTATAACGAGTTAGAAGGTTCAGAGCCTACTTTTTCTGATGATCCACGGCATACCATACTAGAAATGCACGTAGATTTGGACTTACCTGAGCCTTTTGACGATATAGACGGTGTTGCACTACCTTACGTAGTTACAGTTGATAAATCGTCTAGCATAGTCTTAGCTATCCGCCGAAATTGGTACGAAGACGACAGCAAACGTGAGAAGCGTATGCACGTCGTACACTACCCATATTTGCCCGGTATGGGCTTCTACGGCACAGGGCTTATACATACGCTCGGTGGGCTTACTAAGTCTGCCACGTCCATCATGCGTCAACTCATTGACGCTGGTACGCTGTCTAACCTCCCAGCTGGCTTTAAAGCCCGGGGCATGCGAATCACCGGCGACAACACTCCCATCATGCCGGGTGAGTTTAGAGATGTGGATGTACCTGCTGGCGCGATTAAAGAAAATATCGTGCCGCTACCTTACAAAGAACCATCGAGCGTACTTTACAGTCTTCTAGGGAACGTCGTAGACGAGGGAAGACGTATTGGAGCTGTAGGTGACATACAAGTGGGCGACATTAACGCTCAAGCCCCTGTAGGCACGACTCTGGCGCTTATGGAGCGTTCTATGCAGGTTATGTCGGGTATTCAGGCTCGTTTACACGCAGCTATGAAACAAGAGTTACGTATCTTAGCTAGCATCGTACATGATTACATGCCTGCTGAGTATGCGTACGAAATGGATGAACCCGCAGACCGTATATCTGATTTTGATGGTCGAGTGGACGTTATCCCAGTGTCTGACCCTAACGCAGCTACAATGGCACAGCGTATAATGCAGTACCAAGCAGCCCTACAGTTAGCGCAACAAGCGCCTCAAATGTACGACATGGGTAAACTACACCGACAAATGTTAGAGGTTCTAGGCATCAAGGATGCTGAGGACATCATTAAACTGCCTGATGACATTAAACCTGCTGATCCAGTAACGGAGAATATGGCTATCCTTAAACAAGAGCCGGTCAAACCTTTCGCTTATCAAGATCACGAAGCGCATATTCAGACGCATATGCTGGCGATGCAAGACCCTAAGATCATGCAGATTGTAGGGCAGTCACCGTTCGCAAGTGCTATTCAGTCCGCTATGATGTCTCATATTACTGAACACGTAGCTCTGCAGTACCGTGTAGAGATACAGAAACAATTAGGCGTAGAATTACCAGACCCAGAGGCACCACTACCAGAAGATATAGAACTTCAGGTTTCACGCCTAGCTGCACAAGCTGCGGATAAGTTGTTCAAGAAAGATCAAGCCGAAGCAGCTGCAGAAAAAGCAGCGGCGCAGCAAGCTGATCCACTTACTCAAATACAGCAACGCGAGTTGATGATTAAAGAAACTGAGCTGAAGCACAAAATTGAGATGGACAAGATGAAGGTAAACATTGATGCTCTAGCTAAACAAGAGAACGCTAGGCTACAACAAGCGCGTATCGACTCTGAGGAAGAGAAAGAAGCGGCACGTATAGGCGTTAAGGTAGCCGAGCTTGAAACAGACCAGAAAGAATCCGCGGCGCGTCTAGCCTTGGATATTGCGGAGAAAGTAAACCTAGATGGCTGATACCGTATTTCACCATGTACTAACCCGACTTGAAGAAAGTCGCACGTCTATCGCCGAACATTTAGCAACTGGCGGTGCAAAAGATCAAGAAACCTATTGGAAGCTAGTAGGAAAGTATGAAGCATTAACTATTATACGTAATGATGTAAAAGATATTGAACAAAGGTATATTGAAGATTAGATATCATACGTGTAGATATATGACATAACGTGGAATAACCCACGCAAAGGGCGCTGTGAGCCTTTAATCACTGCAGGAGACTAAAATGTACGCTACCGACAAAGTAGATGACGAGCAGACATTGGCGAAGTTGCCAGAACCGAAAGGTTATAAACTGCTTATTGCAATCCCAGAACTAGATGGCAAGACAGAGGGCGGTGTTTATATGCCGGATTCTCTAACCAAGATGGAAGAAACCGCTACCATCATTGGCTATGTCATAAGTGTAGGCGCTGAAGCCTATACCGACAAAGAGCGGTTCCCTAATGGACCTTGGTGCGAGAAAGGTGATTTTATCATTTTCCGTTCGTACTCAGGTACACGTTTTAAATTACACAACAAAGAGTTCCGTATTATCAACGACGATACTGTTGAAGCGGTAGTCGAAGACCCACGGGGGTATAGTAGAGCATGAGCGAAGAAGTAGAAAAAATCGTTGAAGAGGAAGTAGTTGAAGCTGGAGCGTTAGAAGTAAACGTTGAAGGCGAAGAAGACTTTGAGGTAGAAGTTGCTGACGATACTCCTGAAGAGGATAAAGGCCGCCCACGTAGGGCAGCTGATGCCGAAGCGGATATCCCAGAAGACGAGGAACTTGAAAAACACAGCGACTCGGTACAAAAACGTATCAAGAAGTTAAAGTTCGAGTACCACGAAGAACGTCGTCGTAAGGAAGAAGCCGAGCGAGAACGTGAAGCGGCAGTTCAGTATGCAGAATCGCAGAAGAATGAAGCTGAACGCCTCCGTAAAAACCTTTCTGAAGGTGAAGGTGTATTGGTTAATGAAGCCAAGGCACGAGTAGCATCAGAGCTTAACAGCGCTAAACGCGCCTACAAAGAAGCCTATGAAGCTGGGGACACGGATGCTGTGCTAGAAGCGCAGATGTCATTGTCTAAGCTACAACTTGAAGCTGATCGTGTAGAAAACTGGAAACCAGCAGAGAAGGTTGTACAAGACCAGTCTTTAGCCCCAGCACCACAAGCAGCACCTCGTGTTCCTGTACCAGATCGTAAAGCACAGGAATGGGTAGCTGAAAACGATTGGTTCCAGAAAGACACGGGCATGACAAGGTATGCTATGCTCATACATGAAGAACTATTAGAGACAGGCGTTGATTCTACGTCCGATGTGTACTATAGTAAGATAAACGAGGCCATGCGGTCTCGATACCCAGATCGCTTTGCGGACGTGGAACCAGAGGTTCGACAACCACAACGTAAAGCTGGCTCCGTGGTGGCCCCGGGTGGTAGAAGTACCGCCACATCACGCAATAAAGTTGTCATCACCTCATCTGAGGCCGCAATCGCCAAGCGCCTTGGATTATCTAATAAAGAATATGCGGCGCAAAAGCTAAAGGATATGCAAAATGGCTGACAGAAAACCTCGTACAACTGAAACCCGCGAAGCGGGAGAACGTCGTAAACCTTGGAAGCGTTCGTCAATGCTGCCTACCCCCGATCCACGAGACGGACTTTCGTTCCGTTGGATTCGCACATCTACATTGGGTAATGCAGATATGACAAATGTTTCTGGAAGATTTCGTGATGGCTATGTGCCCGTAAAGGCAGTGGATTATCCTGAGCTACACATCATGTCGGATATTGATTCTCGTTTTAAAGACAATATCGAAGTTGGTGGGTTATTGCTTTGCGCTATCCCGACCGAACTAAGGGACGATCGTATTCATGGTCAACTTGAGTCTGCACAAAATCAGGCTGAAGCTGTCGATAGAAACTACATGCGTGAGTCTGACCCGCGGATGCCTATGCTTAAACCTGAGCGTAGTTCGCGGTAACTATATGGTAAGGGGCAATGAGGCTCTTTACTTCAAAAGTAAATAAATCTGGAGGAAGAGCATCATGGCTACTACAGCTGCTCCCTATGGTCTAAAGCCGGTAAAACGTGCCGACGGAATGGCCTACGCTGGGGCGACATCCCAGTACTTGATCGACCCCGCTGGAGAGGCAACAAACCTCTTTAACGGTCAAGTCGTTCATATCGGTGCTGATGGTTACATCGCACTATCAACTGCAACAGGTGCCGACGGTACTACAAACGCATTACCAACAGGAACAACTTTAACTGGTTCTCTTGGTGTGTTTGTAGGGTGTGAGTACGAGAATGACCTTGGTCAAACTGTATACTCACAGTATTACCCGTCTGGTGCTAAAAAAGCGAAAGCATTGGTTGTGGACGATCCAAACGTACTATTCCAAGTACAAGCAGACGGCGCTATGGACCAGTCTGACATAGGTGCGAATACTTTCTTCGCAGCTGCTCAGTCTACATCTACTGGCAACACTGCTACTGGTAACTCTACAAGTGCCGTTGACGCGACAACTAAGACTACCACCGCCGCCTTCCGTATCGTGGCCGCTGTATCACCTATTGGTGATGCGTTCCCTGATCTTTTGGTTAAACTCAACCCCGGCTACAGCAGCATGACTAACGCTGTTGGCTTGTAAGGAGGGATAACACATGGCTATATCACGCGCACAGGCGCTTAAAGAGCTCTTACCCGGACTTAATGCCTTATTTGGACTTGAGTACGATAAATACGAAAACGAACATGCAGACATCTATGAGACAGAAAATTCAGAGCGTAGCTTTGAAGAAGAAGTTAAATTGTCTGGTTTCGGTGCAGCACCAACAAAGGCTGAAGGTTCATCTATTGCGTACGATAATGCGCAAGAGGCGTTCACAGCTCGCTACACACACGAGACCATCGCTATGGGTTTCGCCATCACTGAAGAAGCGATGGAAGATAACTTGTACGATTCTTTGTCTTCACGTTACACAAAAGCTCTAGCTCGCGCTATGGCATACACTAAGCAGGTTAAAGCTGCCTCATTGCTCAACACGGGCTTTGACACTTTCCAGTCTGGTGATGGTGTAACATTGTTCAACACTGCACACCCAACAGTTGGTGGCGGTACAAACTCTAACCGTCCAGCGGTTAGTGCTGACCTTAACGAGACTTCGCTTGAACAGGCGATTATCGACATTGGTGGATACACAGACGAACGTGGCTTACTTATCGCAGCTCGCGCTAGAAAGCTAATCATCCCGTCTGCGTTACAGTTCGTAGCAACTCGTTTGTTGGAAACAACTTTACGTGTAGGTACAGCTGATAATGATATCAATGCACTCAGCTCTAACGGTGCAGTTCCTGAAGGATATGGCGTAAACCATTATCTTACAGACGCTGACGCTTGGTTCCTGACTACAGACATCCCTAACGGTATGAAGCACTTCGTACGTTCTGCGATGGCTACAGGAATGGATGGTGACTTCGATACTGGCAACGTGCGCTACAAAGCGCGTGAGCGTTACAGCTTTGGTGTATCAGATCCATTGGGAATCTACGGTTCTCGCGGAGCATAATAGTTCAATAGAACTTTTATCGGTAAAGGGGTGGCGAAAGTTGCCCCTTTATTTTTTTTGTTTCTATGTTAATATCTTCGCATCCCTGACAGGCACATGGTGTGTCTGACTAACCCAGACAGGAGATCAACATGGGTACGACTACTTTTTCTGGTCCTATACGGGCTGGCAACATCCGCAACACAACGGGCACTACTGTTGGGTCAGACATAGCAAACGTA